AAAAACTATTGGTTAGAAAAAAAATAAAACTAGAAAGAATATTTATAAAAAAATATTTTAATATAATAAATATATTGTATTATGATAATTACAATAAATTCTATTTATGATTTAATTTCTCTCATTTCATTATTTATCATTATTTATTTTATTTTTACTTTTGATATTATATTAATTATAGGAGCCATTGTTTGTATATCTATTCATTTTATTATTAAATTGGTTACTAATGGTTGGTATCCGCCAATATTTAAAAGACCTGATGGTGCAAAAAATTGTGATTTATTCAATAAAGGTGGATTAGTTGAAAATCAATCTGGATTCCCTTCAGGACATGTTACTATTGTATCATTTGTTATAGAAATATTATTATTAAGAAATAATAATAATGACAATATATTGAAAAAAATCTATTATAATATCCCAACTATTTTAGTTGGATATGCTAGAGTAGGGAAAGGATGTCATAACTGTATTCAAGTTATTGCTGGATATTTATTAGGGTACTTGGTAGCCAACGTATTATATAAATATGAAAATGCTATTATAGAATACATAAAAGATAATATGTCATATTTTTTTAATTTTTATATTAATGAATAATTAATGAATAATTAATATAAAAAATTGATTATTTGTTAATTATTAAATACTTATATTAATAATGATTTGATTAAATTTATAAACAATAATGTCTATCCAACTAAAACACATTTATGTGAACCATATAAATATATAAATCTTTATTTCTACTATACATTTTTTTATATTAATAAAAATAAAATTGAAATTATAATATTATTTTATTTCATTATTAAATTACTTAATGAAATAATGTGTATAAGTTACAATCTGTCTCTAAATATAATATCTCGCAATGAATTGGAAAATTCTCTTATTCATTCTAATTTAATTAATACAATCATGATTATTAACAATAATCACGATTTACTTATTAATCATAATAATGATAATTTATTAAATCATCATTTAATAAATTATATTGAACCAATAAATATAAATACAAATACTTATGAAAAAATAATATATTTTATAGGTATTATAATGTTAATTCATAATATATATATCTATATTATCAAATACTATTATAATTTAAAAAAAAATTGAAAATTATTTCTATATATTATAATAGACAATGACTAAATTTGTTAATATGTTATTTAATATTATATATCTTGATTATTCTACATGTAGATTGAGTAAAAAAAATATTCTAGTTCCTACTAATATACATGTTAATAAAATAAAAAAAAATAAAAATATGATTATTTCACAAGAATTTGTTTTAACCAATAATATATCATTATTTAATATTAATAATAAAGAATATTATCGTATTTATTTACACAATACTAATGATTTTATTATTTCAAATGAACAAACAAAAATACTTAATTTATTATGCGACTGTATATATTTATATGTTCCTACATTATCATTGAATCAGGAATCAATCTGTTTTGGATATGAAAATAATCTACAAATTGACTCAAATAAAACAATCGGTTATTCTAATCTAAATATTAATATTAGTATTAATGATAGAATTGGGGTATTTAATATTATTGATAAATATAAAAATAATATTCAATAAACTATAAAATAATAAATAAATATGCTTTATAAGTGAGTTTATTTTTTAGTTTTTTTGTGTGTTTTAGTTTTTTTGTGTGTTTTGGATTTTTTGTGTGTTTTGGATTTTTTGTGTGTTTTGGATTTTTTGTGTGTTTTGGATTTTTTATGTGTTTTGTGTGTTTTGGATTTTTTGGATTTTTTGTGTGTTTTGGATTTTTTGTGTTTTATACCCCCTTGAAGAGCAGACATATGTAATGCCCCATGAGAGATGTTATTATTTAATCGATTATTAGTATTACTATTATTATGACTTAACATACTCTCTATAGTGGTATCTCCATCATTTATAGAATTTTCTGAATTATCCATTAAATGTGATAAATGTAAAGAACCGCGTGAATCATTTTGAAAACGCGACGAATCTAATGAATTATTACTATCATTAAAATCACTAATAGATATACTTTCTCTGGTAGTATCTCCAAGATCTAATGAATCACGAGGAGCAGCCATCATATTTGAATAGTTTAATGAACTATTTGATTCGTCATGAGGATTCGATACATCTAACCTACTAAACGAATCGTTATTATTGTCAAAATCGTTAAAACTAATATCTAAATTATTAAAGTCATCGTCATATTCATTCTGATATATTAAATATGAAGCGTCTAAATTATTTATTCCATTATTACTCATTTATATATTATATAATGAAATAAATATATTATTTAAATATATTATTTAAATATCTAAACTTACTGTATTTCTATCAGACTTTCTACGTTTAGATTTCAAAGGAATGTTATCGTTTTGTAATTCTTTAAGTTCACTAATACTTATTGTACTACTTTTTTCATCTTTATTATTTTGAATATTTACCTCAGTTTGTTTAACTTTTAATCCAGATAATATATTTGATATATCAGACGGACCTTTCATATCTGCTCTCTTAGATTTTTCAGGTAGTTGAATATTTCTACTGGCGTTTATATCAGGTCTATTAGATAAAGGAACATATCCAGAACGAATTGGTGGATGAGATGATTCGGGACCCTGAGTCGCTACAGGTGGGGACGGACCTCCACTAGCTTGAGGATTTATAGACGATGGTACATTACGTGTTTGTCTTTGTTGTGACATTTGATTCATTTGTTGTTGTGGTGGTTGTAGAGGAGAAGATTGTGAACCTGATAATGAACTCATAAATCCTCCTAAACCTGGAGATGTCTGTCCCATAGAATTTACGGCAGCGCTAGTAAATTGTTGCATTAAATCAGGATTTTGACGCATAATATCATCTACTCCAGGCATTGATGACTTAAACATACTATTTGTCATATGAACCATTAAAGCACTACCTCCTAATTGAAACATAAGCTTTAACTCTGGAGCCATAGTTGCTTTTGATTTATATTTATCGTGTAATTCTGTAAAAATTTCATCATAATCGTCAATATTTTCATTAATTTGTTCTGACCATCCATCTAATTTTACATCAAACGGGTCAACACGATTATTTAAAAATTCTAATCCTGTAATACATGCCATTAACATTTTTCCTTGAAACTTAACAGCATTTTTTTTCTCTTTTTCAGATATAATTGACTCATATTCGCCTTTCATTTCTAATAAATTTGAGTCCATATCATAATGTTTTGTTAACTTAATTCCTTTCTTTTCTAATTGTTCTAATTTTTGTAAATAAGTAAATTTATCTTTTAATAATTCTTCTTTAGACATCTTTGGTTCAATATTACTCTTAGTAATATCAGGATTAATAGGAATATCGTTAAATTTTCCATAACCATCCCAATTATTATTTTCTTCTTGAGATTGTTGTTTTGTTGATATACCAATATTTAATGGGTCACTCTGATTGCCATTATCGTTTTCTTCATAATCATTAATATCTTCAATCTTTTCATTTATCTTAAACCCATTGGAAAATAAATCACTTCGCATACTTTTTTTATTTTGTACTGGTTCTGATAATTCATTTAATTCATTTTCTAGATTTGATAAATCATCAACATTAATATCGCTAGACATTTTATTACTTCCTCCAGACTTCACTTTATCATTCATAAGTAATTCTATACCACTACCAAAAATAGCTGTTTTTGAACCTCCAATATCAATTGGATTAATATCATCTAAACTATTTATATTAATAGATTTACTTGAGTCTAAGTTAGTAATATCAATTATATCTGAGTCATTCATCATTATAAATTAATAAGAACTTTTAATTTTAAATCAAACACATTAATAATATATTAAATTTAATTATTATTATTATTTAAATACCAAATTCCTTGTAAAAAACAATCGGCTAAATCATCTTTTTTTTTATGATTATTAAACATATCTACATATTTACATATTTCACTATTATTTATTAGTATTTCTTCACATATTTCTATTCCTTTATGTTTTCTCTCTGAATATGTTGTCTTTGTTGATACATAATCTTTTAATTTATTTGAAGCTGATATAAAATGTATATCTATTGTATCCTTTAAAATAAAATATTGTGCTATCATTCCTTGTAATGTTTTCATCCTATTCGCAATTGGACTAATTTGATTTTCTATTATAACTGTATCAATCTTTATATTTTCATATAGTTTATCTAATTTATTCCTTAAATTAATACCTATTTCTATTAAATTTAAATCATTACAGTTTACTTTATTTGAAAAAGGAATCACGTACTTTTCTTCTATTATTTTTTCAAAATTATCTAATAATATTACTTTACTTTGTTTATCGTTAAAATTAATATTATGCTTTTTAAATAATTCTTTAATATCATTCACTTTTGTTTTTTTTAATTTTTTTATTTCTAATTCTTTATCAATTAACGATAGTCCTGTATTTACTATATGTTTTTTACAACAATATATTTCTTTATTAATAAATTTGGCAGGTTTATCACATATGAAACATTGTATATTCACTTCATTACATAAATTCACTACATCCCAATTAAATATTTCATATTTATTATTATTATTACTATTATCTACATTAAATAAGCATAATGCTAAATTTTTTATTCCTACATCAATACTTAATAACTTCATTATTGTATATATTTAAAAATATATATTTAATTATTAAATTAAATAAATACTTTATTAATTAGAAATTAATTAGGATTTGGTATTTTTTGTTTTAAAAATTGTTCCTGAGATATTATAGGTGCTATCATTCTAGATTGAAGCTGATTTGATGATAAATATAAATTTTTTAAATCACTATCAGTATATCCGTATGGTTGCGACTTTTCCATACAAGATGTGTATAAAAATGGTGTATTTGATATTGGTTCTCCTGTTTTCATAGCAGGACTGTAACCAGAATTATCACATGCTTCTAATTGATTCGCTTTTATAATAGAATCTGCATTTTCAGTTAAAAACTGTCTATATTTAGAATTTGTATTAATATTATTTTCCTTTCTGATTTGTTTATTAATAACTGCTCCCGGTTGCCATGTAGCAAAATTTCTTCCATCATTCATTATAGGTGGAAAATCAAAATGTATATTATTAGACCCATTAGTACATGTTCCCCAACTCATTATATATAATGTAAGATAAAAATGTATTTATCTTTACATTTTAATATTTATTTTTTTAAATTAAAAATAAATTGTAACATTTCTTTTTTACTCTTTTTATCATTACTTTCTATTAAGTTATTTTTAATACAATAATCTCTTAAAGATTGTACATTCATTTTCTTAAAATTAATTGTTTCATTTTCTAAATTATCATCATTCTCATTATTATCATCATTCTCATTATTATCATCATTCTCATTATTATCATCATTATCATCATTATCAATGTCACTATCTGTATCGCTATCTGTATCGCTATCTGTATCATTTATTTCATTTATTTCATTTATTTCATTTATTTCATTTATTTCATTTATTTCATTTATTTCATTTATTTCATTTATTTCATTTATTTCATTTATTTCATTTATTTCATTTATTTCATTTATTTTATTTATTTCATTTATTTCATTTATTTCATGTATATCTGATGTAACTTGTATTTCTTCTAAGTTACCAATTTCTATATTATTAGAGTGTACATTATTGTCAAAATTAATAATTTTTACATCATTTATACTATTTAAATCTATAATTTCATTTTCAATTTTAATATCACTATCACTATCACTATCACTATCACTATCACTATCACTATCACTATCACTATCACTATCACTATCACTGTCACTATCACTATCATCATCTGAAATATCAATCAATTCTTTTACAGATGGAGATATATTAAAAGAAGGTTCGGATTTTATAGTAACTGGTTGTTCCAAATTATTTATTTTGTCATATATCATGCGTTGATTAATCTCCATATTTGTAATAAAACCTTGTAAAATATGTGCTTGCTCAATTTGTGTTTTTTCTAAAAAAGAAATATTTCTTTTAAAATAAAAAAATAACAATGAAGTAAAAATAAATATAATACTTATACAAAGTAAAGTTATTGGGTTCATTAAAAGTTCATACATTATTATTTATTTCTTATATTAATAAAATACTAAATAAACGTATTATAATGTTCTTAATATTTTATTTGATTCAGTTAAAACAAATTCAGGATAATCTAAGTCTTTTAAAATTTTTAAACCTCCTTTAATTTCTGATATTCCATAATTAATTTTATAAGTATAATTAAAATTAAAATTGTCTTTTGAAATTACATTCATATTACAATTATCCACAATGTTGTCAATTTTTTTACATAAATCTAATAGATGAGTTGTTAAAATAAAATCGATATTATTATTTTTAATTAAATATTTAATAAATCCATAAGAACTAGCACATGCTTCATTTGGATTTGTTCCTGAAAACAATTCATCGAAAATACAAAAATGTTTTTCATTATCTTCTAAACTTTCTATAATTTCTTTACATCGTCTTGCTTCAGCTTGAAATAGACTATCTCTACCAGATGTATCTGGTATATTTAAATAACAATGAATTTTATTATATGGCGACAAGGTTCCTTTCGAATAGAATCCAAATCCAATTGATTGAGAGAAAATAATATTTAATAAAGTTGTTTTCAAAATAGTTGTTTTCCCAGATGCGTTAGGTCCTGTAATGGCTATATTTTTCTTAATATTTATAGTATTTTTAATAGGATTATTATTAAATAAATATGGATAATAAGCTTCTTTAAATTTAGTTTTTTTACCAAATTTACATTTATTAATTCTTTTCTCTCTATAAAGTTTATTAAACTCATTTATATAATCTAAATATGAGTTCAATCCTAAAGTATAATTAATAGTATTCTCTAAATCTAAATTAGTATGAAATTCATAAAAATGTTTCATTATATAACCAATTTGATTTGACTTATTATATAAGTTTTTAAAATCGAATGGTATTATTACATTTAATTTATCTCTCATTTTTATACATAATTCTTTATTTGGTTTAATATTATCTAAAAATGGTTTATATGTTTTATAACCAGAGCATGTATTTTGTAAAATTTCCATATTATCAATACTAGTATTAAGATAATCTCTCAGTAAAAATAAATTATTATGAATTGTATAAAAATTTTTATAAAATCTATAACACACTAATGAATTTTGATAAATTGAAAATAAATAAAATCCCAATGATACTAACGCGTATACTTTTTGTTGAATTGATACATCACTAAATATATTTGTTATATTTCCTAAGGCATGTGACGCAAATATTTTTTTTAAAATACCATAATAGCTTTCTAATGTTAAATCGATTCCACTATATTTTAACATAAAAAAAGGTACTATCAATAAAATAATTGGCATTATTAATGTTAAAATTGGACTAAACAAATTGTATAAACTAAGTATTTGAAGAAATGGAGATGAATTATTTAAAAATTTAAAAAAATCTACGTCTACATAATAATATCTATCAATAAATGTTTCATCGCTTTTTATTTCTTTCCACATTTCGTAAAAATTATCATAAATATGTTCTTTATTTTCCAATGATTTTTCATATTTCCATTTAGTTATTAAAGATTGTGTGTCTTTAATAAATTTTTTATCATCGGTATAATATTCACAAACCTTATTTAAATTTTCAACTCCTATTTTAGATTTTGGATTTATAATGTTTTCTAATAAACTTATCCTAGTATCATTATCATTCTCATTATCATTTGTTAATTTTAACATTTCTAAATCTTGAATAATATTATCATCTAATTTTTGTTTTTGTTTTAGATAATAAATTGGATGTTCGAATGTAGAATTCATTAAATAAATATATTACTTAATAAATTCATTATTTACGAATTGAATTAAATTATTATTTTCCAAATGAAGATGGTAATTCATCAATTTGAGTCTCATAATAACTTTCTATTTCTTTCATATTTCTAATATCTCTACGTGTTACTAAATTAATACCTAAGCCTTTTCGTCCCCATCTTCCTGACCTACCAATACGATGAATATATGTATGAATATCCTTCGGTAAATCAAAATTAATAACTGTACTTACTTGTTGTACATCAATCCCTCTAGCAGTTAGATTTGTAGAAATGAGTACTCGTGACCCACCATTAACAAATTCTTGATACGATGATTCTCTTTGACTTTTATCCATTTCACTATGGATTTGACATACTGGAAAACTATCTTTTATTAATGCTTCGTATAAATCTTTTACTCTTTTAATACTATTACAATAAATAATACATTGACTTACTGAAATGCTACCATATAAATCTTTCAATGTTTCGTATTTTTGATGGTCATCATCTATAGCTACATAATATTGTTTGATTCCTTCTAATGTAACACTATCTTTCTTAACTAAAATATTTATAGGATCCCTCATAAATTTACTAGTTAATTGTAAAATATCAGTTGGTAGCGTAGCGCTAAATAATACTATCTGAATATCATTACTCAAATGTTGAAATATACTATAAATCTGGTCTTTAAAACCACTTGATAACATATCATCTGCTTCATCTAATACCAACATCTTTATTGTTTTTGAATTTAATTTCTTTCTACGAATTAAATCATGTACCCTACCAGGTGTACCAATTAATATATGTGGCATGCTTTCCAAATCACTAATATTTTGGTCTATTGAATTTCCACCAATTAATAATTTACATGAAATATTTAAAAATCTTCCCAAATTTTCAACTACTTTATGTATTTGTAAAGCCAATTCTCTCGTTGGTGCCATTATTAAACCTTGCGGTTCCCTTTTATTTTCATCTATTCTTTGTAACATTGAAATTAAGAACGCACCAGTTTTTCCAGTTCCAGATTGGGCTTGCGCAATAACATCCTTACCACTTGTTATAGGCAATATACTTTTTCCTTGTATTGGACTCGGTTCCTCAAATCCATAACTATATATTCCTCTCAATAATTCATCTTTTAAATTTAATTCGCTCCATTTAGTAATTAACTCCATAATATAATATATACTTTATTATATATTTAAGTATATTTTATATTCATTATATAATAATTAAAAAAATTGATATAAAATAATACTTTTAATACCTTTATATATAATAATGATGACAAAAATATATACTTTATCAGAAATTGAAGATATTGATTGGAAATGTGAGAATTCTATATTACCACAAGAAACTATTAAATTAATTGAATCTATATCAGAACAAGTCGGTGCACCAACTTATGTAAAAACACCAACTTTTATAAATAAAAATTCAGTCAATAAATCAAATAGAAGAAGAAGAAATGTTGAAGATACTAATTCTGAAGATTGGGAATCTATTCGTTCTTTTCAAACTACTCAAATTGTAAAAAAAGAAGGAATTGAAAAGGAGATTGATTCTATTCGCTTACTAATTAATAAATTGGCTGAAAAAACATATGACAAAATTACCGAATCTATTATTTCTACTCTTAATGAAATTAAAGAAAATAATAATTATGATGAAGAATCTATTAATAAAATTGGTTACACTATTTTCAATATGGCTACAAAAAATAAGTTTAATAGTAATGTTTATGCTAGATTATGTAGTAAATTATTATCTGAATTTGATTTTATGAATCGTATTATTAATAATAATATTATTGAATTTATGAAATTATTTGAAAATATGGTTTTTGTTTCACCTGAAGAAAATTATGATGAATTTTGCGAAATGAATATTAATAATGAAAAAAGAAGAGCAATGACGTTATTTATTACAAATCTATATAAAAATAATGTTATTACACTTGATGTAGTATTTGAAAATATAATTAATATTCAAACCATTCTTATGAATAATATTAATGAATCAAGTAAAAAAATGGAGAATGAAGAATTATCAGAAAATTTGTATATATTCGTTACTAATATTCCATTGCTAATAGTTAAAAGACACTCTAATTGGAAGGATATTAATAATAATATACAAAAAGTTAAAAGTATAGATTGTAAAACTAACCTAGGTATATCAGCTAAGAGTAAGTTTAAACATATGGATATAAATGATAAATTAAAAGAATAAAATTACAATATTCAATATTTAGTGTAAGAGAAAATATAATAAAAAGATATAATATTTTTTATTATATATTAAATATTTCACATATTTATTATATATAATTATGACTGTGTTAAACTATGAAATACATGAACAATCGGATGAGTCATCTAATATATTTCATAAACAAGAAATTGATATATTACTTAATAATGATAATTTTTTTTATGAAAATACAGATAACAATAATTATTTAGAAACAGATAATATTATATCTCAACAAATTGATTATAATCAAAATTATAATATAAAAAAATTAACACATATTGCCAAATATTACAATTTAAATATTAAAAAAAATAAAAAAGAAGAAATAATTGATAATATTATTCAATTTGAAAATAATCCTGAAAATTCTATTGTAGTATATAATCGAAAACGTTTATGGCATTATTTAAATGAACTTAAAAATGATAATTATTTTAGTAAATTTATAATTTTTTAAAAAACTTATTAAATATAAATATGTTAGTATTTTATAATGGTTAAATCTATATTAGGAAAAGATAGTGATATTAATTACCCTGAAATTAAAGCATTAGACCCTGGAGATAATAATTTTGACGCTACACAATATAATGTTAATATTTTAGGAAAAGATATTATTATTGCGTTAGGTCAATCTAAATATACATTTATTGAAAATGATATTATATATTTTCCAATATATTTTATTAAAGATAATGTGGTTTCGTGTCAAATTGGTGTTTATGAAATCGTCTCAAATGAATTGACAAATATTCTTGATGAAGATGGTGATGTAATATTAGACGATATTGATAAGCCTTTATTATATTCTTATGTTACGGATGAATTGTTCGCTAGTGATATTGATAAAATAGACAATCGTTCTGATGAAAAAGATGACGACAATAGTGATGATAAAAATGAAGAACAAAATGATATTAATGATGATAGTGGTGATGAAAGCGATGACGACAGTGGAAATGAAAGTAGTGATGAAAAAAGTGATGATGAAAGTGAAAATATATTACCTCAACAAAATGATAAACAAATTGATAAGGAACAATCTGAATATAAAAAAGTAGTTGGACAGCCATGGGTTCAGAATTTTTTTCAAAGTAACGAATATAATATTATTGATAATGAAGGTGGTGGAGATTGTCTATTTGCTACAATTAGAGATGCTTTAAAAACAGTAAATAATGATATATCAGTATTAGAATTACGAAGTAAATTGGCTCAAGAAGTTAATACAGAAATATATGAAGAATACAAAAAACATTATGATATGTTTTCTAAAACAGTTCTTGAAGGAACTAATGAGCTTAAACAATTAAACAATCTAAATTTACAACTAAAAGATAAATTAGAAAAATCAACAGATAGAACTGAACAAAAAGAAATTGTTGAAAAAGCTAAAATAGTAGCCGAAAAATATAAAACATTAAAAAATGAAATTAAGGTTTCTAAAGAAATGTTGAATGAATTCAAGTTCATGAAAAAAATTAATTCAGTAGAAGAACTTAAAAAAATCATTAAAACCAATAAATATTGGGGAGACACATGGGCTATATCAACACTAGAACGCATTCTAACTATTAAACTTGTATTATTTTCAAGTGAAGAATGGAAAGAAGGAACTAGACATAATGTATTAAACTGTGGTCAATTAAATGATTCAATATTACAAGAAGAAAATAAGTTTGAACCCAAATACTATATATTATTAGACTATACTGGAGACCATTATAAATTAATTACTTATAAACGTCATAAAATATTTACATTTAGTGAGTTACCATATATTATTAAACTCGATGTATCTAAAAATTGTTTACAGGGAACATCTGGACCTTATAATATTATTCCACAATTCAAAGCATTTAATGATAGTATAGGAGTTCAAGAACCTATTAATTTAGATATTCATGAAATTGGGTCTGATCCAAATGCGCTCTATTCAAATGATGTTGTTTTTATGATTCATAATAAATCTAATAAAATTCCATTACCAGGAAAAGGTACTGGAGAGAAAATACCTTTAGAAAAAATTAAACTATTTTCTAAATTAAAAACAATTGATAATTGGAGAAGAAAATTGGATAATGATTATGATTCTACATTTGAGCTCGATGGACATAAATGGAAAACGGTAGAACACTATTATCAAGCAAATAAATTTAAAAATACCAACAAAGAATTTTATTTATTATTTTCTTTAGATAGTAATTCTAAAATTGCGAATGATGTTGATTTAGCAAAGGCTGCTACTTCTAAAACGGGTAAACATAAGGGAGAAGTAATTAGAAATAAAGATATCAAAATTGATTCTAATTTCTATGGGGATAATGAAGATATTATATTACAAAATGCTATATATGCTAAATTTAATCAAAATAATGACTTATTAGAAGCATTAATTGAAACTAAAAATGCTAAGATTTTACATTATAAAAAGGCTGGTACGGAAGCTGAACTAGCGAATTCACTAATGATTATACGCAAAAAAATGAAAAACAAAAAATAATTTTTTATTCTTATCTAAATAAAATTAAAACTTTTATTTTATTTAGATAATATATTATATATATGATTATAGATAACATCGACACATTAGATTACGATTATTTATTTAATAATAAATCTGATAAAATAATTAATATATTATATAATAACATTAAAGAAGCAGATAAATATGTTACTAATAAACAAAAATCAACATGTTTTAATTATAATATTACAAAAATAGATACAAAAAGTCAAATACCATTACCTGATATATATGATTCACACTTTTTTCCAGATAAAATTAAAAAATATATTCACGAAAAATCTACTTATAGTTTACAATTTACATGTAACATTAAAAATAGATTTATAACTGTTAATTTTGTATTATTTGAAAAAATTACACAGGAACTATTATTTACATTAAAACAATATATTAAACTTATTTATATTTGGCTACATATTGTTGATTCTTTTTCATTAAAAAAATGTTCGAATAAATTAGATGTATATATATATTTAACTTCATTTAAAAAAGAACTCCCAAATAACCAATTACAATCAATAGATAGTGAACATGTTAATACTGCTTACACGACTGGTTGTCAAAAAGAAACTGAAATTATATTATACAGAAAAGAAGAATGGTTTAAAGTTTTTATTCATGAAACATTTCATTGTTTTGGATTAGATTTCTCAGATATGAATTTAACCTCTATTAATAATTCCATTAAAAATATTTTTAATGTGAATATTGAATATAAATTATACGAAAGTTACTGTGAAACATGGGCTAGAATATTAAATACAATGATATATACGTATTTCTCTCTATCTAATAATAATAAAAGACTACATACTAAATTATTCAGAGATGAATTTAAACAAAATATGATTATTGAATCATATCATTCATTATATCAATCATTAAACATAATGAGATTTATGGATATAAATTTTAAAATTATAACAGATAAAAACAAAAACAATATTGAGATATGTAATCATTTATATAGAGAGAAAACATCTGTTTTTTCTTATTATATTATAACCAGTCTATTAATGAATAATTATATTAATTTTTTAAATTGGACAGATATTAATAATAATATGTTAATTCAATTCAAAAAAACACCTGGTAATTTAAATAAATACGTTGATTTTATCGATAATTCTTGTAAAAATAAACATATTAACAAAAATATTAATGAATTAGAAAAAAATATCACAAAAAATAAAGTTACTAAAAATTTAAAAATGAGTATTATTGAAATAATCTAAAAAAATTGAATTTAATAAATAATAATATAATAATAATATAATAATATAATAATAATATAATAATAATAATATATAATAATATGTCTCATTGGAAAGTTAGTTGGAATTATAAATGGTATAACTATTTGAATAGAATACAAATATTCAAAAATGATAATAATAATAATATTATTTATCAATCAAAAGGTAATACTAATATGGTTATTGAACCTAATATAAATGATATTGTTTATGTATCATGTAATAAACTTAAAATTATGAAATGTATTGTTATTAGTAATTTTATAAATGACAATGAACAAAAAAATGATATTTGTAATAGGTCTAATGATTATGATAATAAATTCTCTAATGAAAATAGAAGACATGCTAATAATAATGAATATCTAAAAATAAAAATATTAGAAGTCTACGATAATCCTACAAAACTAAACGGTAATCAAAGAACATGGACTAAAATGAACTATGAAATGAATTAACTTATATTGAATAATGAATTTCAAGAATGATTCTCACAATAGTTACTACCAATTATATGTTTTTTTCTACATTTTTTATTATTTTCATTATTAATATAACAACAATTTTGTTTTCCTTTTTTATATGAATACATTCCACATTTTAATACATTTTTATTCTTTTTCCATTCATGACTTGCTTCATCAAAATCAATATCTATATTTAATAAAATAGTATTTTCTCTCTTCATGATAGTTGTTTCTTCTATTTTTGTTTTACTTATAGTTAGCATTTTATTACAAAATGAAGGTTTATTTATAAATATTCAATTTTATTTTTTATTTTATAAAATTGAATAAAATGAACATTTATTAATATAATTTATTATATTATAAAATTGAATAAAATAAACATCTATTAATATAATTTATTATTAAATATATATATGGGTATTAAACACTTAAATCATTACTTACAACAAAATTGTTCGAAAGGTATACATAAAATTTCTTTAGAACAACTTAGTGGAAAAAAAATTGCTATAGACACGAGTATATATTTATATCGTTTTATAGCACAAAATGCTTTAATACAAAATTTTAAATTAATGATTTCTACTTTTAGAGATTTAAATATTACTCCATTGTTTGTATTTGACGGCAAACCACCAAAAGAAAAATATAAGCTACTTAAAGAACGAAAAAATGATAAATATATTGCTGAGAATAAATACAATGAACTAAAAGAACAACTCGAAAAATATAAAGAAGATAAAAATATTAACGATATACAACTTAAAAAAATAAAACAAGATATGAAATTATTAAAAAAACAATTTATTAGGGTTCGTCATACTGATATAGAAAATGTTAAGAATTTAATTAAAGATATGGGAGTTTCTTATATTGAAGCTATAGGTGAATCTGATAAACTATGTGCTAAACTTGTGTGTAATAATAAAGTATTTGCTTGTTTAAGCGAAGATATGGATTTATTTGTATATGGATGTGATAGAGTATTGAAATATATAAATCTATATAATAAGTCTATTGTTATATATGATATTACACTAATATTATTAGAATTAAATATTACATTACACGAATTTAAAGATATTTGTATTCTTTCAGGAACAGATTACCATAAAAATACAAATAATAGTTTATTTAAGACAATAAACTATTTTAAAAAATACAAAAACTATAATACTAATAATATTACGTTTTATGAATGGTTAGATAAATATACCGATTATATTATTGATTTACATAAATTAAATAATATAATGTCAATATTTAATTTATTGGATATGTCTGAATATAAACAATATGAAACAATTGAAATTAAAAACATTGATATAAATTAAAAACATTGATATAAATTAAAGTATTTGAATTTTACACCATTGAAGATTTAAAATTATAAATAATAATATAATTAATTTTAACATAATTAAATTATTAATTTTTTATTTAAACAGTGATTGGCGCTACCTTATCACTAGCCTTAGCAAAGTGAGGAGACATATACTTTTGAAGATTAAAATAGGTTAGTTCATCACCCTTTGGTAGCTTCAAAAGACCAGTTAGCTTCTTGTCAGCAAGAATCTTACGACCATTATCCTTATCTTGTAGAGAATTTGCGCGGATATAAGCATTAATCTCACGAGTTACTTCAGTGCGAGCCATTTCGATTCCATGAGTCTTACCAAGGAACTCAGCTAATTCCTTAGAGATAAGAGTGGGCTTTACAAAACCAGAAGGAGCACGGTTTCCAGACTTTCTCTTACGCTTAGCTTGACACTTAGCAGCAGCCTTTAATTCACGAGCAACTTGACGCTCAAGACTACGAAACTCAGTACGAATTGCGGACATTTGAGAGTTAACACCTTGTAACTTTAACATAAAAACACCAAATTGTTCAATTACAGTAGAACCAGTAGTTCCAATAGGAGCAACCTTAGTAGGAGCAACCTTAGTAGGAGCAGTTTCGACTGGAGCAACCTTAGTAGGAGCAGTTTCGACTGGAGCAACCTTAGCTGGAGCAGGTTCCTTCTTGGAAGTAGTCTTAGTGGGAGTAGTTTCCTTCTTGGTAGTAGTCTTAGTAGTATTCTTTGTGTTTGCCATTATACACTTATAAGATATATCTATTTAAGCCATTTTACGCAATATATTATATATATATATATGATTGTTTATCATAAGAATAATATTCCTAAATTTATATAAAAACGAAAAATATTAATTGTGAGAAACCGATTGAAATAACCAAGGTAGGGTATTTCTAGCATCTTCACTGACTAATGTTAATCCTGCTAAAACATAATACGCTCCTAAAGCACGCATATCTGTTGTATTTGCTGACTTAGTCAATAGTTCTATTATATTTATAATATTTTTTTTTAAAATATAATCTGGTAATCTTTGTGCTATAATGAAATCACTTTCTATAAATGGATTACCATGTGGAGGTATAATTTCTCTCATTACTGTTTGACTTAGCTGAGACCTATAATACCATATATCATATAATTCTCTTAAAAATGTTATTAATGATGTTCTTGATAAATTTGAAAACCATTTACTATCAGAATAATTTCCTAATTCATTTATATATTGAAATATTTCAATTATTTTTAATTCTAATTTTTGCTCTGGTTCTATGAATTCTTCTTTTTCTACAATTACATGTTCAATATTATTTAGATTTGCTAATCTCAAATAACCAGAGAAATTAGAAATAAATTCTATATTAAATGCTTCTCTATTATATGGATTTAATGGCAATTTATTTTGTTGTATATCGTACTTTGTCTTTTTAGATAATAATTCATATAAAGAAATTATATTACAACCATATACATTTTTTTTACTATCAATAAAACTATAAAACTGATTATATGGTATTTCATCTAATGAATCCAATGATGCAAAATCAGTTTCATTTATACAAATTGACCGATTTTTAAATGCTGGTCCTGCCATATTCACATATTTTCTTAATAAAAATCCACGAATACATTTCTGAACTACTATCGCATAGAGAGAATATTTTAAATAATTATAAATTCTATTAATCAATTCATTTTTATTTCCACTTTTTTTTATATGATAACTATTACATAATTCTTTTAAATGTGATATTTTATATTCATTCACTCTCAATAACTCGTACTCATTCATCTTTAATATACGAACATCTTTATCGCTTATTTTTTTTCCTTTTTTTGTAATTGTTATGTTATCAAATATTCTATCTTTTAAAAAATTATCATACAAATTTTTATTATTATTCGCTTTCATATTTAATATTATATATATATATTTATATTATTTAATTTTTATTACCTTTATCATTTGATATATATTACACTATGTCATTAATAAATAATTAATAAATAATTAATAAATAATTAATAAATAATTAATAAATAATTAATAAATAATTAATAAATAATTAATAAATAATTAATAAATAATTAATAAATAATTATGATTACATTTATCGTGTTAATTATTTATTAATTTAATTTCTTATTAATTATAAAAAAATTGATTTAAAGAATTAACATGTATATAAATTATATAATAAGATGACTAATATGACTAAAACTATTCTTTCCGGTGCTGATTTTAACCCTTCCTCTGATATTAAATATTCCAAGCCTAAGGTTGATTCCAGAGGTAGTAAGAGTGTTGGTATTTTAAACGCTGCTTCTAATAGTGCTACATATATTTCTACACCATTAATGCTGACATGGGGTGTTGGTGATTATGAAGGTAATAAACAATATCAAATGTCTCTTCAATTTCCTAATGAAGAATATGCAACTAATGACACCAGTAATTTTATGAATAATATGATTGATTTTGAAAACAAGATTAAGTCCGATGCTATTACAAATGCTAAGGAATGGTTCGGTAAGGCTAAGATGAGTGAAGACGCTATCGATGCTTTATGGACTCCTATGTTGAAGTATCCAAAGAACAAGGAGACTCTTGAACCTGATACAACTCGTTCTCCAACTCTCCGTGTCAAGATTCCTTATTGGGAAGGTGAATGGAAAACCGAACTTTACAATGTCAATCAACAAGCTATATTCCCCGACCCAGATGGTGGTTCATTAACTCCTGAAGACCTTATTGTTAAAGGCACTACTGTTGCAGTTGTACTACAATGTGGTGGTCTATGGTTTGCTAATGGCAAGTTTGGTGTTACATGGAGATTATTTCAAGGAGTTGTTAAGCCTAAGGCTACTTTACATGGCAAATGTCATATCGTGTTAAATGATGATGATAGGGAAAAAATTACTAAGCAAATTATTCCTGATGATGAAGAAGATAATGAAGAACCTGGCGTTCAATCAACTCAAGTAGATGATTCTGATGAAGAAGATGATACTAATGATGAAGTCCGTCTTGATGATGTCGTTGAAAAAACTGTACCGGTTGTTGAACCAGAACCAGTTAAGAAAACTATTGTTAAGAAGAAGATTATTAAAAAGAAGGCATAAAAATAAATAAATAAATAAATAAAAATAAATAAATAAAAATAAATAAATAAATAAAAATAAAAATAAATAAATAAAACATTTTTTATTTATCATTTTACCAATAATCAAAAATGGACATAATTTTACTTTTTATGTCCATTTTCTAAAATCCAAATACTCTTTGAAAAACATGAAAACTTCAAATTATAAATATTCCTTTTTTGTGTCTTCATCTAAATATACCTTTTTACCAATAGCATTGATTATCTTATTTATTTCCTTATCTTCATCTTCTATGATGGTCATGACGTTTGATACTAATGAAATATATTTCATCTGTATATTCTCTCTTGTCATCCAACCGTCATTTGCATCTTGCCATTTATCTAGTTTCATTCGATTATTTAAAGCTGTCTTTTTTATACCACATAATATTTTAATTAACTCCTTGTCTTTTTCCCAAACATCATTTTCTTTTACATAAATGGTCTTACGTTTCGTATCGGTACAATGGATTGGTCTTTCTAAAATATCCAGTTCATTTAATCCATCTACCATCATGTTAGTTATTGTGTTTGTTAATCCATTTTTTATTGTATTATCATATGTTTTATCGGTTATGGGGAGCGATTCAATAAAATCACTTAAATTCATGGCATTCTTACAATGTTCATTTAAAAACATATTAATATTGAATGTTTTATTATGACAATTATGATTATGACTATATGTATTGTTATTATTACCAATTTGTGGCATAACTTCCACCATTTTATTCATAAACATATTCATAAACTCTTTATTTTGTGACATAACTGTTTCAAGTATTTTCTCAGTAAACAATTCATTAACTTCAGGTGTAGATTTAATAATAGTGTTTGTATTTATATTTGTATTTATATTTGTATTGTTAATTTCTTCTTGAATGATTAAACATTTTTTTTTATGATTATGTAAGCTTTGTCTGTGTTTATATTTTTTACCACAATCACAAATAAATAAGGCATTTTTTGGCATTAAAATGTCAGTATTTATAAGTATTTTGTAAGTATTTTTATGTTTGCGTGTATTTATGTGTTTATTATAATTACTTTTTTTACTACAATTAAAGTCACATTCTTCACAATAAAAATATTTGGCATTTTTTGGCATTAAAATGTCAGTCATGGAAGTATATATTATATATATATTTATAAAATCCTAAATACTTTTCAAAAAATATATAAAATCACAAAAATTTACAATAACAAAATAAAAATCTTAAAATCGTTTTCTTACCTTTATGGTCTAAATCACTTTTTTACCAACTTTTTCAATCCTTTTTCCAAAAATCAAAAATGGACATACTTTTTATGTCCATTTTCTAAAATCCAAATACTCTTTGAAAAACATGAAAAACATCAAATTATAAATATTCCTTTTTTGTGTCTTCATCTAAATATACCTTCTTACCAATAGCATTGATTATCTTATTTATTTCCTTGTCTTCATCTTCTATGATGGTCATGACATTTGATACTAATGAAATATATTTCATCTGTATATTCTCTCTTGTCATCCACCCATCATTTGCATCTTGCCATTTATCTAGTTTCATCCGATTATTTAAAGCTGTCTTTTTGATTCCACATAGTATTTTAATTAACTCCTTGTCTTTTTCCCAAACATCGTTTTCTTTTACATAAATGGTCTTCCGTTTCGTATCCGTACAATGTATTGGTCTCTCTAAAATATCCAGTTCATTTAATCCATCCACCATCATATTAGTTATTGTATTTGTTAATCCAT